GGCCGGAGGGGGCAATTTTATGCCGCGCTTTTTCATACCACAAAAATTTTTGTCCACTTCATCTGCTAATTTGTTGGAAAATTCGACTCTTTCCGGTGGACACCCCGCCCCCCGCAGTGCTATACTATTACTGAATACGACACAGTGTCTGCTTTTTATAACATATCTTGCAACGGGGTGATACGATGAAAACCATGCGTAGAGGAACGAGTATATTGCTGTGCCTGGCGCTGCTGCTGGCGGCCCTTCCGGTGATCCTGCCGGTGTTTACATCAGCCACCGCCGCCGACGACCAGGAGGAGCAGCTGCTGGGGACCCTGAGCCAGCGGTTCGAGGCCAGCGGCCCGGGGGTCATTTCCTCCGGCTCCGGCGATGCAGGCGGCAAGTCCTACGGTGCGTATCAGTTCTCCAGCCGCAGCGACATTCCCCGGGCCTTCTTCCGGTGGTGCCAGTCCTCCTCCGATACATATTACCGCTCCATCGGCAACCGGCTGGCCGCTGCCTATGAGGCCGACGGCGGCTATGGCTCCAGCTTCGACGCCACCTGGCGGGCCCTGGCCAACGAGGACAGCGACGGCTTTATGCGGGTGCAGCGCAATTATGTCCGCCGCAGCTACTATGACCCCATCGTCCGGTCCATCGAGTCCGCCGTGCCGGGGTTCGACATGGATAACTACAGCATCGCCCTGCGCAACGTGTTCTGGTCCCGTGCCGTGCAGCACGGAGTGGGCGGCTCCTCGGGCTTTTCCAGCAGCGATGGACGGGGCGGCGCCACCGGTGTCATTATGCGGGCCTTTGACGCTCTGGGCGGCTTTGCCAATCAGCCGGAGGCTCAGCTCATTGAGGCCATTTACAACGAAAGCGGCGCCGTGCGGGAGCCTCAGTCAGACTCCTACGGCGTTATGACCGGCCCCACCGCCGACAAATACGGCGTCACCGGCAAGGTGCTGAAGTATTACGACGGCAACTCCGGCGACGTGCAGCTGGGCGTATACGCCCGCCTGCGGATCAATGAGCCCGCCAAGGCCCAGGTGATGCTGGCGGACTACGGCTTCAAGGACGCAACGGTGGGCGAGGGCGTGTATCAGCTGCGCTCCTCCGCCAACAGCAGCCTGACGGCCACCCCCGGCTCCTCGGGCCTGACCCTGAACGCCGTCACCGGCGGCAAAAATCAGCAGTTCCGCCTGGACTATCACGCCAGCGGCTGCTATACCATCACCTGCCAGGAAAACGGCCTGCGGCTGACCGCCGGGAAAAACGGCGTCACCCTGGCCAAGGCGTCCACGGACAAGGGCCAGCTGTGGAAGGCCGCCGTGTATAACAGCGGCTTCTCCCTGCAAAACCGGGGTGCCGGCACCTATCTGTCCGTGTCCTCCAACGCCGCCGGCGGCCGCCTGGTGCTGTCGGAAACCGCCCTGCAATGGCAGCTGGCCCTGGCCGGGGCCGGCTGGACCCTGGACGGCGCGTCCTATCCCACGGTGAACTCCACCCTGACGGTGGGGCAGACGGGCTTCCCCTTCCGGGGCACCCTGCGCAACGCCTATGACATCCGCCGGGTGACGGTGTCCATCCTCCGCTCCAACGGCTCCAATGCCATTTCCCCCGCCACAGCCACTCCCAACGCCAAGAGCTATGACCTGTCCCGGCTGGATGACGCCGTGGCCTTCTCCCGGCTGGGAGTGGGAGGCTATACCCTGGTCATCGCGGCGGAAAACACCGCCGGGGACAACTATCGCCTGGAATCCCGGTTCTATGTCACCGACGGCTCCTATGTGGTGTCCTTCGACCCCTGCGGCGGCGCCTGCTCCGAGAGCACCCGCCTGGTCTCCGCCGGTCAGAAATACGGAACCCTGCCCACCCCGGTGAAGGAGGGCTGCGCCTTTGTGGGCTGGTTCACCCAGCCGGAGGGCGGCCAGCAGATCACCGCCAACAGCACCACCGGGGCCAGCAACATCACCCTCTATGCCCACTATCAGGGGCAGTATACCTATCAGTTCCTGAACTATGACGGCTCCGTGTATGCCCAGGGGAAGCTGGCCGCCGGGCAGGCCATCCCCGAGCCCGCCGGAACCCCGGTCCGCCCCGCCGACAGCCAGTATACCTACACCTTCACCGGCTGGCAGGGCTACACCAGCGGCATGACCATCTCCGGCAACGTCACCTTCACCGCCCAGTTTGAAGCCAAGGCGGTGGAGAGCTATCCCCAGGAGATCACCACCGGGGCCTACCGCATCGCCGACGGCTATCTGCGGGCCATCCCCGTGGGCACCACCGCCCGGCAGCTGCTGGCGGGCCTGTCCCCCAGCGACTACATCACCCTGCCGGTCCAGGGTGAGGGCCCCGTGGGCACCGGCATGACCGTCACCTATGCCCGGGACGGCCAGACCCTCCAGACCCTGACCACCGTGGTCACCGGCGACCTCAGCGGCGACGGCCGGGTCACCATCACCGATATGGTCCGGCTGCAGGCCCATCTGCTGGGCAAAAACACCCTCACCGGCGCTGCCCTTCAGGCGGCGGACCTGAACGGCGACGGCCAGGTCACCATCACCGACATGATCCGGCTGCAGGCGTATCTGCTGGGCCGGGGCACCATCCAACCCAACTGAGCAGGAGGGCTTGACCCATGAGAAAGAGAATTTCATCCGTCCTGGCGGGCCTGCTGGCGGCGCTGCTGCTGTGGGGCCTGGCTCCGGTAACGGCGGAGGCCGCCGGGGCCAGCTTCTCCGGCTCCGGCAGCGTCCGGGCCGGTGACAGCGTCACCGTCACCTTCACCGTCAGCGGCTCCAACATCCAGGGCATCACCGCCGTGCTGCACTATGACAGCAGCGCCCTGACCCTTACCGGCACCCGCCAGCTGGTGGGCTCCAGCTGGTCCGTGGATATGAGCGGCGGCAACCTGCTGGCCTATGACCAGTCCCTGTCCAATCCCATCACCGGCAGCGCCGCTGTGCTGGCCGTCACCTTCCAGGTGAAGTCCGGCGTGGCCGCCGGGACCCGGGTCAGCGCCACCATCACCGACATCGTGGCCACCGACGGCAACAGCGACCAGTCCCTGAACGACGCGTCCTGGGCGGCCAGCGTGGCCGCGCCCCCCTCCGGCAACGCCAATCTGGCGGGCCTGTCCTGCGGGGACTATGCCCTGTCTCCGGCCTTCTCCGCCGGAACCACGGAATACAGCGTCACCGTACCCTATGACGTGTCCCGGTTGCCCCTGGATTACCGGGCCGCCGATGGCGGGGCCGATGTATCCGTCAGCGGCAACCAGCTGTCCGTGGGCGTCAACACGGTGGTGCTGACGGTCACCGCAGCCAACGGGGCCTCCCGGCGATACACCATCTCTGTCACCCGGCAGCCGGACCCCAACGGCACCCTCAGCAGCGACGCGTCCCTGTCGGAGCTGACCCCCTCCACGGGGCAGCTGTCCCCGGCCTTTTCCCCGGAAATCACGGAATACGCCGTGTACGTCCCCTATGAGACCTCCAAAATCTCCCTTTCCGCCACCGCCAAGGACAGCAAGGCCCTGGGCGTCACCCAGCCCGATGCGTCCCTGAAGGAGGGCGACAACCTGCTGACCGTCACCTGCACCGCCGAGGACGGCGCCACCCGGGACTATACGGTCCATGTGGTGCGGATGCCGGCCTTTGCTGGTACCCTGCCCCAGATCGGCCAGCCGGAGCCGGAGGATCCCTCTCCGGAGGAGCCCCAGACCCAGACCGGCCCCTTCCGGGCCCTGTGGACGGCCCTGTGCGCCCCGGTGGACCTGCCCCTGAACCGCTGGCTCCCTATGTACGCCATTCTGGCCGCCGGGCTGGTGGTTCTGCTGGTGCTGCTGTTCTTCATGGGCCGGGCCGTGGGCATTGCCCGCAGCCGCCGCCGTCTGCCGGACCATCCGGCCCAGATGGAGCCGCCCCAGTCCCCGGCGGAGCCGGAATCTGTACCGGAAACGCCGGAGTCTGTGCCGGAACCTGTACCGGAGCCGGAGGAAGCCCCCGCCGCTTCGGAGGAGACGCCGGTTCCCCCGGTGATCGTGCCGGAAAGCGTCCCGGCGGAGGAAGCCCCCGCCCCGGAGGCCCCGGTAAGCGAGGAAGTCCCGGCTGAACCGGAGCCTGTGCCGGAACCGGAACCCACTCCCCAAACGCCGGAGGAAGCCCCGGAGGAGCCGGAGGACAAGCCCCAGACCCTGGATCGCGACAGCCTGGACGCCCTGCTGGAGGAGATCCGCAACATGGAGCCCTGATTTGAGACAGTCAAAGAGGCCCCC